CTAGAAAAAATGGCTGCCCAACAAGTTAATGCAACAGCGCGCAACGTAAAGCGCCGCTTTAGCTCTGTATATCGAGGAGAACAAGGGGGAGAAGTCGGCGGGCAACTGTTGCAACGAACAGAGCGCCGGAAATGACAACGCCGGGTAAACCCGGCGTTGGAATCCCTTGATTGCTATTGCGAAATAGCGACAGGGAGATATTTTTTGGGGTGGCTGATGGGACTCGAACCCACGACGACCAGAATCACAATCTGCATCGCCGAGCCAGCACCCATGCGGGTTACGTCGGTGTTGTGGGAATTCTAGCATCCGTCGCCAGCACCGCCTCACGCGCCTCTCCGAGCGACCGTTCCCTCTCGCTAGGGCCCCGAGAAACGTCAAAATGCGTGGCGATTTTCGCAAAATAACTTGGCCGCGACTGGAGAAGACGTGAGCACCACCGATAACGCACCGGCAATTTCGAAGCGCTCTTTCACTTGCCCTCACTGCGGCGCATTTGCTGGACAGCACTGGTTCCACGTGCACATACGAGAAGTACATAGCAACGGTGGAATTCCTCCCTCTCAAGGTGATCTGGTGCGTGTCGCGCACACCTCCAATTCGGACCAGGTCTACATCGCTTACGCCACCAAGATGCTTCATGCCAGGCTTTCGTTCATGGCCCCCGAACCACTTGCGGCTGGAAGGACTTACGAACTGTTCAACAGCGCGGTCTCACGCTGCGGCTCATGCGACAAGATCGCGTTGTGGGTCGGGGACAAACTCGTATTTCCAGAGTCGCCGCTTCGCCCGGCAGCGCCGCTCGAAGTACCTGAAGCCCTTCGGGCTGACTATGACGAGGCGGCGAAGGTGCTGCCGCACAGCGCAAAGGCATCGGCTGCCCTCAGCCGCCGCTGTTTGCAGACGCTGCTGCGAGACAAGGGCTATAAACAACATAACCTGGGCAACGCCATCCAGGCCCTTCTCGACGCAAACACACTGCCCTCCGGGCTCGCAGAAATCGTCGACGCGATTCGCAACGTGGGCAACTTCGCAGCCCATGCGATGAAGGACACGAACACCGGCGCCATTCTCGATGTCGAGCCCGCGGAGGCTGAGTGGAATTTGGAGGTGCTCGAGGGCTTGTTCGACCACTTCTATGTGGGGCCCGCGAAGAACGCAAAACGGTTACAGGCGCTGAATACCAAACTCAACCAGGGCGGCAAACCCGCCGTGAAGTCCTGAGAGCACAAGCCAGAATCCAGCATCCACACGGTGGGCCGGGCGATTTGGGAGGTTTTGATCTACGCCCGCGCCCTCTTTTTCGCCCACATCGGCGGCTCAAAAAATCAACATCCCCGCTTCGCGTCGCCCCCACGGCGCGCGAGCCTGCACGCCTTCCCTGCTTTCAGGCCTCAACCATCCCGGGTACATTCCGGGCATGGCACGAGACCCAAAGAACTTCAGCGGCTACACGCACCAGCAGATGAAGAACCTGCTGGAGGCGGGAGACCGGCACGAGGAACGGAAGCGCGGCAACAAAGTCGTTCTGCAATTCCTCGGAGTGGGCGTCCTCGCCGTTGCCGTGGTCGGCTGCATCGCGGTCGGCATCTTCCAAATCATCTTCCGCTGATCAGCGTTTCCCTTCGCGCATCGCCCTGATGCGCGCCTTGTTCGCAGCCTTCCGCTCCTCAAACGTTGGCACTCGCGCAGCAGCAGCTGCCGTCACCGGTCCGAACGCCTCGTTGAGCCGGGCCGGCGTCGCGATGTCTCGCACCACTGTCGGGCTTGTCAGCGCGCGCGCTCCGACCGCGGCCAAGAACGGCGTGCCCACCGCTCCGGCGATCGCGACTGGGTTCCCCGTCGCGAACGCTGTCATCAGCCCGCCCATCCATCCGATCAGCGCCGTCTGCCGCGCGGTGCCCGATGGGTTCGCGAAAACCTTCGAGCCCTCGCGCCGCATGGAGGCCACCGCGCCGAGCTGCCGCACGCGAGCCTCCAGGCCGGGATAACCGGCCGAGCCGAACAGCGCACCGCGTGCGGCCGGGCTCATGGCCGCCAGGTTCGTCAGGAACGTCTCCGAGCTGAAGGCGTCGCCCATCTCGTTCTGCTGGCCAGGCTTCGCGCGGCCGAGCCGCTGCAGCACCGCGGCGGCCACCTCACGGCGGTTTTCCACGGGCATCGACTTCATCACGCGGTTGATCGTGGTGCCGCCCTCGGCTAGACCGGTGGTGGCCGCCTTGAACACCTTCTCCGGCGCATCCCGGTTCACCACGGTCTCCAGCTGCTCCAGCCGCTGGATGCTCGATCGCGTGTACTGGTTGGCACGCGCCCAGGTCTGCTCTGCCCTTGGGCCCGCCATGGCGGCCGCTTGGCCAAGGTCGTCGCTCAGCGCGGCGTACAGCGCACGCCACTTGCTGCGCGGCACGTCTGAGGTGAGCGAGTTGTCGGAGATCTCGCGCCCGACCAGCGAGCGCAGCTTCTGCACGGCTTGGTACGGCAGTTGGCCCGCCGCGGTGCTGACGCCAGTGCTCGTCATGCCAGTGGGCACCAGTGCCTGCCGGGCAAGTTCCAGATCCTCTCGCAGCGCGTGTTCGATAGAGCCAATGCGCGCGTTCTTGAAAAAGTTGCTGATGTTCGGCGCGCCAGGAATGCCCTCGTTCAGCGATTCGAGCGCCGCCTGCGTACGGCCCACCGGCATCGGCGTGGCGGCCGGGATGTAGCGGTCAAGGTCGCTGTACAAGCGCTGCTGCACCGTCTTCACGTTGTCCTTGAACGCATTCACGCCGCGCGCGATCGCCTCGCCGGCGTCGGCGCCCGTGGCGTTCGGCGAGAGCGCATCCGTCAGGTCCTGCACGCTCTTCTGCATCGCTGCGGCCTGGGCCTCGCCGCGGCGGATCATGAAGCTCGAGCCGCCCACCACGTTCGACAGGCCGGTTTCCGCGGCCTGGATCGAGCGCGAGCCGGTGGCTTGGCCGAGGGTCGGCGTGGTGCCAGTCGCATCTTCGAAGGTGGCGATGCGATCAGCCATTTCGGCGCGACCGGCCTCACCGCCGCGGATTGCGCCGCGCACCGCCGCGCGAGCGGCGAACGGTACCGCCGAAGGTGCCAGCGCGCCGGCGAGGCCCGCCACCGTCTGCGCCACGGCACCACCGCCCTCTTCGCGCACCGTACCCGCCGCGCCGGCACCGGTAGCGCCGCTCGCGATCTGCATGCCCGGAGCAGCTGCCAGACCCTCGCCGACTGCCGCAGCCACGGGTGCACCAGCCGACCTGGCCGCTTGCGCAGCCAGCTGCCCAGCGCCTGCGCCAGTCGCCGCCCCCAGCATTCCGGACGCGACGTCCTGGACGACACGCTCAGTCGCGTCCTTCGGCTCTGGCAGGCCTGCGCCGCTCATGAGGTTGTCTGCGGCGGCACCGACACGCTGAAAGCGAAACCCGTTGCCTTCACCCCGTGCGGCATCGAGGCCGGTATTGATCACGCCCGTGACCGCATCCGAAGCGATCGCGGGGATCGAGAGCGCACCCTTCACGGCAGCACGGGCGGTCAGCCCGACCTGGCGCCCGACCTCGCTCATCAGGGAAGGCTCGTTGCCCGGCGCCGAAGCCGACGGCGGCCGTGCTGCTGCCATGCGCTGACCGACCTCGGGATACTGATCCCACCAGTTGCCCTGCGGCGCCGGCGCAGCGGCGGGCGCGCTACTTGGCGTTGCCGACAGCGGCGTGACAGCGGCGGGGGCTGTAGTTGGCGTCGATGCAGGCGGCGCAGCAGCGCCCGAGGTGCTGCCCACCTCGGGATAGGCTTCGTACCACTCGGACATTACGGCTTCCTCCGCATCTTGCCGTCAGGCGTTTTGAAGTAGGCGCCCGACGGGAGCGCCTCAACGTCTGACGACACCTTCGCCACGGGCAAGTACTTCTCGTTGAGCTGGCGCACGGTCTGCAACGCGGCGAGCCGCTGCTCGCGCGGGATGGTGGCGTCACCGATCTGGCCGGCCATCTCACGGTACAGCTGCACGTCCTTGTCGGACTGCGGGCCACTCATCTTCGGCATCTTCGAGATCAAGGCGCCCTGCAGCGCGCTGAGCTGTGATGTCGCGATCGCGCCATCGGTGCTGCGCCCGAAGGCCTGGGCCACCTTGTCCGCGCCGACGCCGATATAGCTGTTCGTCGCCTGATTGAGCAGCGGTGTCGCCTGGTCGATGATGCCGAAGATGTCCTGTGTGTCTTTCGCCTGTTGCTGCCCCTCCTTGAACGCCGGCCCACCGGGGATGGGTTCGAGGTTGCCATTCGCGCTTCGACGATAGCCCTCCGGCGGCTTACTGCCGTACTCCTTGCCCTGCATTGCCGCGATCGCGGCGGCGGCCTGATCGCGTTGCTGTGGGCTGCCATTCAGCACCTGGTCCTGCAGGGTGGCCAGCCGCGCCTTCTGCGCTTGCTCGACGAATGAGCCAGCGGCCGCTCGATCATCGCGGCGCGCGTCGAGGACCAATCCCTGCTGCTTGATCCCGAGCTCCTGCTGCTGCCGAGCGTCGACTACCCGAGCGCGTGAGTCGAGACCCTGCTCCGCGATCTGCGCGCGCTGGGTCTCTCCCGCATCGCGCGCGGCTTGCGTCTGGCCGGTCTGCAGGTCACCGAGGCGTTGCGTGGCAGACTGGATTGCTGCTTGATTCGGCCGGCCACGCACCAGCGAGTTGTTGGCCTGCTGCAGGTCGTACTGCGCCTTGCCCAGCTGGAAAGCATCTTCGTTGCGCGCGCGGAAGGGACCAGCGTCCGGGATGAACCCGAGTCCTGGCTGCGTGGTGAGCACATCAGCTTGCGGCAGCAGGCCCTGTCGAAGACTCATGTCGCGGGTGTGCGCGGCATCGCGATTCATCTGGGCGACGCGGTCGGCCGAGGAAACACCACCACTGTCGATGACTGACACGCCCCCGGCAGGCGCGTAGGAGGACTGCGGCGCGCCGGCCATCGGCAACCCTGCGGGAACCATCTGGCCAGCGTCGACGATTGTCGCGGCCCAGCGCTGCGGCGATGCGGCAGCGCCTGGTGCGCCAAAGGATGTCGCCGAACTCGCTGGGGCGCCCCCTGCGCCGGCGTCCGCGGCAGGACCTCCAAAAGAAGTGAAAGTAGGCGCGCCGGTGGGCGCCGGAGTCGGCGCCGCCACCGGAGCGTTCGCCGTGTTGAAAGGGTTGCCGAACGCACTCATGGCACTCGCGCGGCCGGTGACAGTCGACGCCGGCTGCCCGAGACCAAACCCAGCAGCGGGCGATGGTGGTGCGGAGATCCGTGGTGCTGCGGCCGCTGCAGCGCTGATCGGGCCAGTGCCGAACGCCGATGGTGTGGTGCTGGCGACCGGTGCCGTCACTGGTGCTGCCGCCGGGGGCGAGATGTCGGGGCCCGAAGCGAGAGTCGAGGCCGATGATTGCGCAGGCGGACTGTCCACCTGCGTGGTGCCCGGGTTCTGTGCGACGGCCGCGGCATCCCCAAAGCTGCTGCGCCGGCGCTGGTCGTCGAGTGTGATTGCCATGGAAGCCTTTCAAGGTTCCATGGCATTCTTCTCACGCGCGCGCGGCGCACAAACCCTACTGGGGCGTCTTCAGACGTCGCTTCGGTCGCTGGCGCTGATCTGAGTCTGAGCGTTGATGGCGTTGATACCGGCGGCGGCCTGGGAGGCCAGCATCGTGGCCGCCGCCTTCGCGAGATCCGCCTTCGACTGCGCCGTGGCCACGATCGAGCGCTGGTTCGCCTCGTTGGTGCTGGCCTGCAGCCGGGCATCCTCGATCGCGAGCTGCACGCGCGGCTGCAGCGCCTGCACCTCGGCCGAGTAGAGCGCGACCATCGAGCGGTTTGCGTCCAGCTCGAGCCCGGCCAGCCCGGTGGCCAGCTGCATGGCTGTCTGCGGCCCCATCATCAGCGTGCGGATGTAGTCGGCCATCGCGCTCATGGCCTTCGAGCGCAAGTCCAGCGTCTGCTGCACGGCGAAGCGCACGTTCTCGATCTCTGTGTCGAAGCTCTTGATGGCGATATCGCGGGACTGCTCGGCCAGCTTGCGGCTGCGGTCCAGCTGGATGCGCTGCAGGCCGTACACCAGCGCGCCGGGCGGTAGCGGGTAGCCGCGGGCAGCCCACGATTCAGTCAGCGAGGCCTCGGCCTCCATGCTCTCTTCCAGCAGCCGCGCCTTGCCGCGTTCCCAGAGCTGCTGTTCCACGCCGGCGCTGAGCCCGGTACCGCCGTCGACGATGGCTTTGCGCAGCCATTCCACAGCGTCGTCATAAGGCCCGAGCGGGAAGTAGTTCTGGAAGAAGTCGGCGATGCCCTGCCCGATCAGGTCCACGAGCTTCTGCAGCTGCGTGTTGTAGATCGCCTCCCCGTCCATGATGCTCGGGTCGAGCAGCTGCGGCGCCAGGGGCGGCACGTAGCTCATGTCCAGCGTCGGCACGCCGATGATCGGCGCCGGGCCGACGTCGCCCAGGCCCGCGGAGATCCGCGCGTTGGACTCGTTGGTGCGCGTCTGCGAGTTGTCCCACATCGCGTTGATGACCTGGGTGGTTGTGACCGCGGCACCTGCGCCGCCAGTGATCGGGTCGGGAACGGTGACGATAGGCATCAGTTGATCCTCCTGCTGAGATCGGCCACGACGAAGCGAACCGAATCGATTTCAAAATCCGCGCCGTCCTCGTTGAAGAACTGGGCGGTGACGTAGTTGGTCTTGAGGCCCTTGCCCGGCGTGATTCGTTGCTGCTGCATCTGTTCAGAGAAGCTGCGGGTCTTGTAGATGAACTCGCGTCCCTCGGCGATGACCTTCAGGAACAGATTCCCCTTCGCCGACATGCCGAGGTAGCACTCGGCGACGGTCTTGAGCTCGGCGGTGCCGAAGTCCAGCTGGCCGAGGTCGATGCTGGCGTGAATGGGCACGCCGGCATCGTCGTCACCTTCGAGCAGGAACAGGCCGTCCGCGCTGGCGCCGTAGTGCTTCCCATCGATCACGGCGAAGCTGTTGAAGGGATAGCCGCGGTACATCGTGCTGCCGCCGGCGTCGGCGTGCCAGACCCAGGTGTCCAGGTCCGTGCGCCCCGTCGCGCCCTCCAGCAAACCACTGGAACCCGCCTCGATGAACGTGCGCGCGATCACCTCGAGCAGTTGCTCCGTCGCCACCGAAGGCGCTGCGCTCAGCAGCTCCTGGATCACGGCGTCGAGCAAGGCGGTTGGCACGGCGGTGGTGCCCAGGCCGATGTTCTCCAGCACGACCGCCAGCAGCGCCATGTCGCCGGCCAGGGTGGCGCTCGTGGCCATCGTCTCCAGCGCGTAGGCCTCGTCGTTGCCTTCGGTGAAAGCGAAGACCGTCATCATGGGCAGCACGGTCTTGGTTTCACCGTAGTTCGTCTCGGCGATCAGTCCCTGCAACTCGGGCAGTGAGGTTTCAACGTCACCCGTCTCACCGGTCAGGCCGACGGCCGCCCCCATGAGCACGGGCAGCGAGATGTCGGCCGCGTTCGCGCCCACGCCAGGCGCCATGCCGCCATAGCTCACGACGGTGAGCGCAGGCAGCGTGGTGATGGCCGCACCGTAGACGTCGACGCTCCCCGCCAGGCCGGCCAGCGCGGGCAGCACAGCATGGCCGAAGTTTCCGGTGCCGGCAGCCGTCGTCATCGCGGGCAATGTCGTGAGCGCCTCGGCGTAGTCGTCCTCGAAGGCGAATGACTGGAGCAGCGGCAGCGTGGCACTGCTGTTACCGACGCCGATTCCGGTGAGCACAGGGTTGTCCAGCATGTCGCCGGTGTCATAGAGGGCGGCCGACAGGTACAGCGGCTCGGGGCGATAGGTCGACGCCTCCGTGTCCAACAAGCCTCCGTTCTGGGTGAATCGCACGTCCACGCCATCGAAAGAGATCCGGAAGCTGTCGCTGGCATCGAACCCGCCGTACTCGACGCCGGTGCGCGCGTTGGACACGCGATCACCGCCGAAGCGCAGACCATGCCGGATGTGCCCGTAGCCTGCTTCGGGCGAGGCGTATTCGGCCAGACCAACCACCACGCCGCTGACGCCCACAGGCACCGTGAAAGTCGCCTCCCCGCCACGAATGCCTCTGATCGAACGTGCGAAGGCGTTCCAGCCAGGCGGCGGCACGGAGATGCGCGCGCCCGGTGTGCCAGGCTGCTCCGGCTGCTCGGGCACCGAGACGACTTCGAAGCCGATGATCCCGTACGTCGGCTGCGTGCCACCGGTCGTAACGCCTGCTTTTGGCGTGTTCGGCGAAGACACACCTTTCGCTACCACGTTGAAGCCATTCGGCAGCCAGGTGCCATCGGGCAGCCGGATGCCGGAACCGCCGGACGAAGGCGGCGTTGCGACGGCTGATCCGATGTCCATCGACCAGCCGTTCGGCCGCGTGTATCCGAAGATCGGCTCAACGTAGGTGTATGCCGGCCTGTAGGGGACGTACGGAACGGCGGGGACCGAGTAGGAATAGCCGCTCCGGTGCAGTGAATTGCTCATGGGGGAGTGATCCTGTCGTCGGACAGCCAGGGGGCGCCGGGTGTGGCGTTCTGCGCGCGGCCGTCGTTGCGGAGGTAGGCGATGGCGCCGAACGATCGCGGCCCGGTGTTGGCTCCGTTCGCACCCGGCAGCGTCTCGGTGGCCAGCGTCGAGATCGTTGCCCGTTTCGCCCATGTGAGCCCGCGATCTGCGGACTCGAAGAGCGCGTGCGTCTCGCCGTCGTACACGGGCATGAACAGCTTGCGCGGCGAGACCGCCAGCGGCACGCCGGCGCGGCCGGCCTGCAGGGGCATGCTGCCCACGAGATCGAGCGACCCTGTCGCGGTGTAGTAGATCGTCGGGTTCGAAGTCCAGTTGGCGCTGTAGTTCGCGTCGTTGAAGAACAGCAGCGCGCCGCCGCCCGGTGCGATGCAAGCACCGCGCTCCCACCGAGGGAAGGCCAAGGCAAGGTAGTCCGTGCCCAAGGCAGCGAACGGAGGGTCGAACAGTGTGCCGAGCAGGGAGACGGTGCCCGCCTCGAGGTCGGCCACGCCGAAGCGCACACGCGCGTTGCTGTACCGCGTGCCCGGCGACCACGGGCCCGGCGGCGCCTCATCGGGCGAAGACAGGATCGCGTAGACCAGCGCCTTTGTGCGCGACAACGGCACGATGGTGGCGCCGGTGTTCATCGCCGCGGTGTTGCACGTGGCCCAGGCGCCCAGCGGGCCCGTGTTGGCTGCGTATTCCGCCTGCTCGTGCGCGGTGAGCGCTGGCGCCGGGAACGTGGTCCACGTGACGCCGCCGTCGGTCGAGGCGAAGAAGAACAGCCCCGGGTGCTGGGTGCGGTCATACCCGGGCACGGCGGCGCCGCGCCAGAAGTACGCGCCGCCCATGCCGAGGAAGGTGCTCGGCCCCACGCGGTTGAAAGCGAGCGGGAAGATGATCTGGCCCGGGATCTCGGCCGCGATGACCACGCGCTGCGTCTCACCGTCATCGAAGGCCACGGCGATGATGTTGTCGCCGTCGGCATTGAGCGCCGGGTAAGCCATGGCGTGCTCGTAGCGGCCCTCGCGGCGCGCGCCGATGGTCGTGAAGATTGACGATGTGCGGGTGCCAGCCCCATCGTTCGCGCCCACCGCGCCCAGCGGCGGCCGGATAATCGGCGTCTTGCCGTCGCGCGTGATGTACGAGTCGATCCGGTAGACGCGGTTCGGGCCGAACTTGCTGGGGATGTCGCCCACGTAAGCGAATGCGGAGAGAGTCCAGGCCGAGCCGTTGCCGCGCGTAAGGAGCTGCGGGATGCCGAGCTCGGAGGTGGGCGCAGGACCGCGCAGGAAGAAACTGCCGCGCGCCGTCGCCGAGCCGCGGACGACCGCGCCCTCACCTTCGTCACCCTCGATGCCGAGGGAGTAGAAGCCGTCCAGTGCTTGATCGGCGACCTTGACGGTGAGGTGGCCGCCTTTGTTGCGCGCCTCTGCGCCGAAGCGGCGCTTGCGCGACCAGGTCGTGGAGTTATCGCCCTCGCTTGCCAGGGTGTAGGCCGCCGTGCGTCCCGGACCGCTCCAGCCTCCTCGGTTCTTGGGAAACTCGTCGGTCATACGACCTCATACGCGTTGACCAGGTCGGCCCAGAACGCAGGAGGCTCCGGCTCCGGACCGACACTCTCCAGCGCGTCCTCTCCGACCACGTCGATGTACTCCACATAGGCACTGTTGCGGATGCTGAGCGCCACGGTCCACGTCCAGTTGATCGCAGCCTCGCTGCGAGTGCCAGCAAGTACGCCGTCCACGTAAAACTCGACGTCGTAGCCCGCCGTCACCACCATCTTCAGGATGTGAGTGGGAGCAGACGCGGGCGGCGGCGACATTACGTCGAAGGCGCCGTTGAAGCCAAAGAAAACGGACCCTGAACTATTGAGCTGAATCGTCGGGCTGATCTCGCTCGAAAAATCTCCGTTGAATGCGCCAATCCGAAGCGACGAGAAACCTGCCCCCGGCGTGCTGAACTGCGCCTCGACGGTCATGCCAACCACTGTGCGGTTGGTGAAACCAACTACGTCCGGGCTGATGTTCAGGCTGACGCCCGCCAACGTGGTGATGCTGTTCAGGCGGCCGCCTGAGACAGTCACATCCGTGAAACTGGCGTTCCAAGATGGGCTGATACCCGCCGCACCCAACCATGAGGAAATGAGGCTGGCGTTGTCCGACAGGTCCGCATCGACGTTGAAGTCGTCGCGGATGTCGTAGGTCGCGGGCACCGTGGCCATGGGCTGTCCTTGGACTCAGCTTAGCCGGCAGGCATCGCGACCGAGTAGAAGTTCAGGCTTTGGGTCGCGCCGCTGGTCAGTGCGACGGACGACAGGTTCATGTCGGCGCCGGCCAGGCCCACCGTGCCCTGAATGCGGACTGCCGACGACGACGCCGAGTTGTCGTCGGCCGAAAGCACGTGCCGATAGAACTTGGCAGTACCGGTGGCGCCGTTGACGCCGGACCACACCTCGGCGAGCGTCTTCTGCATCACACCGCCGGTTGCCGTGGTGAAGGTGATTCCGGCGCCCGCATTCTTGATGACCACCAGCAACGTGGCGCCGGTGGTTGCATCGTCAGCAGATGCCGGCACCGTGGTGGTGTCGTAGATGCGGATCTCGCCGCCATCCAACAGCGCCTTGAGCGAGTCGCCAGACAGCAGCCCGTTGCGCAGACCAGTCGAGAGTTTCATGGGGTATCTCCGTTAGACAGAAGCGAAAGCGAAGCCGGCCGTCACGCGCAGCGTGCTGCCCGAGTCGACGGTCTTGGGGGAAGAGAAGCGCACTACCGAGATCAGCGTCCCGGTCGTCGCGCCCTTGGGCGAGGCCGACACGATGAAGACGCCGCGCAGCACCTTGCTGGCGTTGAAGACGAACTCGGCCTTGTTCGCCGTGTTGTCCACTGCACCGGCGGTCACAGCGCCTTCGACGAATTCGAGGCGGGCGGCCGCTCCGTAGGCGGTGCTCTCCTGCGCGGCCGCGGCGATGGTGGCCGCGGTCTCGTTGCCGGTCGGCGTGTAGACGCCCTCGAAGGGCGCGATGAACCACGGGTTCACCTGCGTGCCGGCCTTGAAGATGACGGCGGCCATGTGGTTCAGGCCTTCCATGGGCACCAGGTTGTGCTCGACGGAGTGCTGCGACGCGGTGCCGTCAGGCGCCACGACTTCGACCCGGTAGGTCGCGCCGGTTTTGATTTCAGAGTCCATCGGATGTTTCCTTTCGAATGACTTCGGCATCGGCCCAGCCGAGGGCTGCGGCGCGAATGGGTTGAACGCCGCCGCGTGTGGTGACGACACTGGAGCGACCATCGCGCTTGCGGTACAGGGAAGCGCCGAAGGCTGCTGGCGGCAGGCTGAGCGCGTCGTGCTGCAGCAGCTCCACGGTGCCGCCAGCGTCACCAGCGGCGAGGCCGAAGGGGGTCTGCCAGTACGCCTTGATCTCCTCGGGCGAACTGACGCCGGAGCCCAAGATGGCGCCGAACGGGAAGCGCGGCACCAGCGCCGCCTCGCTGAAGAAGTCGGTGATCCAGTAAGTCTTCGTGTCGGTGCAGATGTAGACCCCGCCCTCGACCGGCTCCATCACCGTGACCTTCGAGGGGAACGGCACGTAGCCGCGTGACGGCTGGTAGATGCCGCTGGCATACGGCACCGACACGAACACCACGTTCTCGTGGGCCACGAGCAGGCTGCCGAGGTGCATCCGCACGATGTGGCCGGGCGGCATCGGCGCGGTGTTCAGCGTGCGCGAGACGCGCCCGCCTGGGCTCAGCACAGCGATCGCGCTGACCGCGCCGTAGCTGGAGACGTGGTCGCCATTCGGGCCCGACATCCAGACCGTTGCGCCGGCAGCGTCCGAGATGTCGATGCGGCCACCGGCGGGCACGTCGACCTGCACTGCGTGCGTGGGGGCGCTCTCGCCTTGCGGCCCGCTCCAAGTGAAGGCCACGATGTACAAGCCCTCCGGCAGCGCGCCGCCAGCGCTGGCCACCACCTCGGGTGCCAGGGCCGGCGCGGCCGACATGGGGTAGTCCACGCCGTCGACGATGCAGCGCAACTCGAGGCCGTTGCTCCACGACACGATGCCGTTGGCCGCGCGTGCGTAGCTGACGGGCATCTTTGGCAGACCGGCGCGCAGCACCGCAGCGGCGAGGCTGGCGCCGGCGGGTGCAAGTGCGCACAGGTCATCGTCAACGACCGCGAAAGCGCCAAGCTGGTCGCTCCACAGCGAGTGCACATCGCCCGCGAGCTGCAGGCGGAAGCCTTCCCGGCGCTTGATACCGCCCTTGCTTGTCAAGTCGACGTTGTCGGCCGCGCCGAGATACCGCGCATTGGGGACCAAGCGAGTGCCCGCGCCCAGCTCGTAGGGCTGGAGCTTGTTGTTCAGGCCTAGGAGTGGGCCGACGGAGACCGTGCGTTGGGGCATGGACCGGGAGTCTTCCCGGCATGCCTATGCGCGTCGAACCCTAATGGGTGGTCACCAGTACGCGACGTTGTGGTGCGGCTGGTCAGCCTGCTGGTCCTTGCGCAGATCCGCGTCGGGGCGCAGGCCGAAGTACTGTTCGAAGCGGGCAAGTGCCTCGGCCGAGCGGTTCGGATCGAAGGTATCGGCATCCTGCTTGCCGTACGCGCGATGCAGCACCCAATGCACGAGAAAGCGATGGTGGATCGCACTGATCTCGGGTGTGGTCCCTTCGGGGTCGCTGTCCGCGGTGATCGGGTCCAGCGGCGTCCGGTAGCCCTCAAGTCGCAGCGTGTAGGCGCGATCGACGATGCCAGGCAGCACGATGCGCGTGTCATCCTGGATGAAGAAACCCGGGCGCCGGCGGTCATCGCGCCAGGTCCGGCAATGCTGGTCAAGCGCTTCGCGCGTGGTGATGTAGAGGTCTTCCAGGTGCCGACCGGTGGTGGCGTTGAGCAGCCGAGCCTTGGAGACCTCGAACATGCGCGAGTCGAGCGCGTAGGAGCTCTGACCCGCCAGAACGTCGATGCGCACGATGGCAAGCGTGAAGTCATCGAACAGCAGGCGCTTGCGGATCGCGGCTTCCTCCTCGGCTTCGCCGAACCAGCGCGCGACATCCGCATCAGGCCAGAGCAGATCGCCCTGCCCTCCGCCTTGGCTGCGCGCCTTGTCGTCCGAATCGACCCGGAACGATGCGATGAGTTCGGCGAGGGTCATGGTTTACACCGGCCCGCTGGCGTGGTCGTGCAGGCGTTGCTTGAGCGCGTAGCCCATGAGCGGCCAGATCTTCTGCACTGCGTTCTCGCGAGCGATCCTGCGACCGATCTCGGCGTCGAAGTTCTCGGGACTGGCGCAGGCGCTCTCGCCGGTCACGGTGAACCCGTTGCGTAGCACCAGCACGCAAAAGGTCAGCAGGGCGAGCACCGCGGGCTTGTTCTTGAACTCGCCATGATCAGCGCCGGCGGCACCTTGTAGTGCGGTGAAGTAGTGCTCGCTGACGACGTTCGCCGCGATATCGGCAGGCGTGATGCGCGGTGCAGTCTTTCCTTTGGCTTGGATCAACGCTTCGGTGGTTTGGTCACTCATGAGGGGTCCTTGAAGTTGTGCGATTTGCGCGCGAGCGCCGATCACTGCGGGCCGTACTGATTGACCAACGCAACGACCTTTGCCCGGGTGTCTTCCGTGCTGAGGCGGCCATCGATCTGCTGCTGGTAGTGGGTCTTGGCGAAGTCGCGCAAGCCGGCCTTGTTCATGGTGCCGATCTGCGCCTTCAGCTCGTCCATGCGCTGGATCTCCTCCTCGCTCTCGCTGCGATTTGGGTTCTCTGCCACCAATGCAGCTGCGGCTGCCGCCGCAGGAGTGGCGCTGGTACTGCCCGCCTTGAAGACATCGCCATGCTTGGCCATCTTGGCAGCCAGCGCAGGAGGAACGACCTTGGTCTGCCCCTTCGTCCAGCTGCCGGTGCCGTACAGGCCATCTGTATGCGTCTCCCGTCGGCCGATGTATTGCACCTCGGTACCGTGCACCTGCGCAGCGTCACCATTCGAGGGCTGCGGGCCGACGTCTTGCGGCATCGAGCTCAGCGCGTGGACCACGCCGCGGAACAGGTAGTCCTTGGCCTTCTGCTCGGCCGGCAGTTCGTCGTACGGCAAGAAGCACGGATGCTCCTTCTTCTCGGCATCCTTGACCGTGCCGAAAGTCCAGCCGTCTGCGACCTTCTGCTCAAGCCATGCCTCATGCGATTGCTCGGGCGTGGCATCGGGATCGGCGAGATGCATTTCGACGCCTGCAATCGCGCTGTCGCGCTGCCAGGCGGCCGCATCGTCCCAGCTGGGCTGCGTGGTGTCGCCCAGCGATGCGCAGTAAGCGCGATTGACTTCATGCGCCACGCGCGCAATTTGCAGTTTGTTCATGGGGTGTGCTCCGTCAAGTTGAAAAAGAGGCCGGAGCGGCATCACCACCCCGGCCAAGTGGCAACTGCCCGATCAGACCGGGCCGCGGTCCACACCCTCGACAAGAATGTCCAGTGCCGCCACCTTGGCGTTCGCAGCGCCGGCCGTGGTGAGGATGAGATAGGCGTCCTTCGGCAGCGTGACCGGGCGAACTGCGGTGTTGCTGGCGCGGTAGCGGCCTGCGGCGTTCAACGCAATCGCCGCGCCGAAGTAGTCGTCGTCCTGGGGCACGTAGGGCCGGCTCTGAGCATCAGCAGCCGCCTGGGTGTCGTCCACGCCGTCGACGTACTCGAAGCCCAGCTTCGCAGTCACCAACGCCGTGAAGGCCGTCGAAACCAGCGTGAGAGCGTCGTGCAGCTCGAAACCGACCGGGAGACGACCGAGGCGCACTTTGTCGCCCAGGCCGATGGCCGTGGTGACGTCACCGCCGACGAGGCCGCCAGCTGCATTGGTGTCGATCGAAAACTTGTGAACAGTCCGATTGCCGTACGGCGTGCCGCCGAAGATGCGTTGCTGCACGCCAGCCTTGGAAGTGATGGTAGCCATGTTGTGGGCTCCTTGAAGATTTGGGAAATGGTTGCTTCTGGGGATGCGCAACGGGCCGAGATCCTCGGCCCGCGGACATCAGTTCGCGTCGGCGGCGGTCAGCGGGACAGCCGTATCGATCGCGATCACGCCGTTGTCGGTCGGCTGCAGCGAGTCGCCCTGGTTGACGTCGAAACGGATCTTGGACTTGCCCCCCACAGTGCCGATGAGGATTTCCAGCTTGTCGCCGTGGTCCAGCTCCTTCTCGCTCCAGAAGAAGGGGTTGCCCGAGCGCGATTTCTTGCCCCAGGCCTCGCCCAGCGCCTGGCCGCCGAGCAGGATCGCGCGATCGACAGCGTATGCACCTGCAAACGATGCAGGCACCACGTCAGACGATGTTTCGACTTCGCTCGTGAGGCTGGCGCAGTAGCGCAGAGAGTCACCCGCATAGAAGCGGATGGGCTTGGGCATCTTGATGAGCAGGATGCCTTCCCACAGGCCCGCGTCGCCGGTGAAGAGGGGGTTGTTCTTCGCCTGCGAGGCGCGCGCCATGGCGGCGACCTGCAACTGGCGGAAGTTCCCCGACTTCTTGAACGACATGTACTGGCTCGGAGAGAGCAGCAGCACGCGCAGCGGCACGTCTTCGGCGCCTTGGTCGCCATCGAATTTCACCGGTGCCGGCGGCAATGGGATGGTATCGACCACCGTGCGCAGTGAGTCCACGACGTCCATGTTCATGACGTCGGTTGAGGCGATGGCGATCTCGCCGGCCGAGGCCGAAACACGCTCGAGGCCCGTGCCGGTCGACATGTAGTGACGATTGCGCGTGGGCGCCTTCACCGGGTTGATCATGATCTCGGGGAAGTCGGCATCGACGGCGAGCGGCACTTTCCATTCCACGTTGTTGTGGAATCCGCGGGCGCCGGCCAGGTGGACGAGGGTGCGCTGGTCTTCGAGGGCCATCATGTAGCCCAGGCCTTGAGCGCGCGCCAGCGTGCGCATCTGGTGCGGCGTGCGCTGTTGCGTCATCTCGTCACCGGCCGAGATGGGCTTGCGGGTCTGATTGATCCGAAGCTTGTCCTGGTCGAAGTCCATCTTCTCGCCGCGACCCTCGGCCATGCGGCCGCCCATGATCGGCTTGCCGCCGATGGGGTTGACCAGGTCGAAGGTCACTTCGTCGCCAGCCACCTTGGAAAGGTCCATCGAACGCACGATGGGATAGTCAGCGCTGGACTGGACGCGCAGATTCGACTCGGCGTCGCTCTGCGTGGGCATGGGGCCGGCGAGGCGGCCGAGGTTGGTGGGCCGCTGCATGGTGGCAGCGAAGAGCGCGACCGACTGCGCTTTCAGCGCGAGAGGGCTGCCGTAGGGAATGCTGGTCTGGGACATGTGAAGAAACTCCGGTGTGTGGTTCAGACAAGGCGACGGACGATGGTCTCGATCTCAGCTGGCGACTTGCCAGCGAACTTGTTCATGAGGTCCATCGGCGTCATCTCGGCCATCGCGCCAGCCTCGTCGTGGTGCGCAGCGGAGCCAGCCGGGATATCCGACAGGCTCGCTGGCGCCCTGGGCTTGGCTTTCGCGAGGGCCTCTTCGACCCGCGCGTCGACGCCAGCGGCGGGGGCCGGCGGCGCTTTGGCGGGCTGAGCAGCCTTGTAGGCATCCAGCAGCTCGACCACCTGGTCAGCGGTGCCCTTGGTGCGAATCTCTTCGTACCGGTCACGGATGAACGACGGGTGGGCATCGAGCCATTTCTGGTACTCGGTGCTCACCACGATCGACTCCGCGTCGGGGTGCTTCCCGTAGATGGTCCGGAGGTGCGCTTCGAACGCTGCGGTTTGCGCCGCTGCCTCGACCGGCTTCAACTTGGCGTCGAGCTCGGCATGCACGCCCTTCATCGCGTTCGCGACGAGGGTGTTCACACCTTTCTTGACGGCCTCATCGGAGTAGTCGCCGAACACCTCCGCGAGATCAGTCGCGGAAGCGCTTGGCGGTGCTGCCGGTGGCGCAGCTGCAGGCGGTGCCGCGGCCGGAGCCTTGGCAACTTCCGCGAGTTGCGCCTTCAGGGCATCGGCTTCCGCCTTCGCCGCTTTCGCTTCTTCCCGCGCATCGACGAGCTTCTGGTAATCGATGGTATGCACGCCATCTTTCGCCAGAATCACGCTCTTCGCGGGATCCTCCGTTGCTGCAGGCTTGCCTGCCTCCGGGACGTCGGTGGTCTTCGCTTCGGTGCCGGCGGCGGGCGCGCCGGTTTCCGCGGGCTTGCCAGCCGCGGTATCGCCCTCATGGCCGCCCGTGAGGAGCTTGGCCATGTCTGCGTTGCTCAGGTTGCCATCCGCATCCTGGTGGTCTGTCAAAAACTGCTCGATTGGGTCCATTGCTTCCATTTCCTTGCCACATGTCGCCGTGGCCGCCAAAGGTCTTGGTGGGTGCCTTGCCGGGATGGCTCAGCTGGGAAGCGATGGTGTCGAGGAAGAAACGGGGGCGCGAACCCTGCTGGGGTGATCCACCTCGTGCGTCCGGTCCAAGCGTGCTGAAATCGGGCAATGAACCCATGCGTGCACACACTGATCGGGTCGGGTCTAGACCGCTGGCAGGAGTGCCACTGGCACCTGCATCAGATGGAGTCGAACTATCACGAACCTGAGCCATTCCGGTTCGCCCTCAATTCGTTCATCCGCTGCGCCAAGGAAATGCCGCTCGTGCTTCGGCACGACGTTCAAGCCGACCCTGCAGCAAGGGTGGTAGTCAAAAAGCACCTCGAGCGCTTAGAGGCGACAGGGCTTTTTAAAGTACTGAAGAAGCGCCGCGACTTCATCGTCCATCAGGGAATGCTCACTTTGCAGAGCAAGGGCCAAATTGGCACGGTGGAGGGACGCAAGGTGAAGATCAGCTTTCCCTTTCCGGTCTACCCCGATGAATCGTCCGACGATGCCTATGACCGGTACAAGGAAGAGTGCAAGAAGGACTCGTTCTTGCGCGGCCTTGGACCAGACTGTGACTCGGCACCGGCGCTGTGGCGAACGTGGCGCATCGCAGATCTTCCCGATTCCGACCTGCTTGAGGTGGCATTCGACGCCTGGACGCTGCTGGGCCAAGCACTCTCATCAACGATCATGGAACTCGGCGGCGAGGCGCTGGATCTCTCGCTGCCATGCCGACATTCGCCGGGCGAGGTGCAGGTCCGCGTTTATAGCCAGCACGAGTTCTTTCTGAGCGTTGACGGTATCGATCTGGCCGAAGAAGGCCGACGGCTCCAGGAAGAGCGGGCGCGCCGCCGCAAGTAAAAGTGACCCGACGATCGGCCGTACAGTCGCACTTCAATTAGACGTGGAGATATGAAGTGGTTTCACTCGTAAATACCGAGCTTTGGGCGCCCTCAGTTGGTCGATTTATCTTGGCAATGGGCTCGATCGAAAGCGTGATGCGCCGTTGCGTTCTTAATTGGACTTCTTCGACCATTTACAAGCACACCAAATCTATGGGTTTGAATCAGCGGATCGATCTCGTGATGGGCTTGGTCGAGGAGCAGCCCTTTCCCGCAGCGAGTAAAGCCAGCTTCTCAAAGAGTCTCGCCGAAGCGAAAAGCCTGATCCCGACTCGAAACACCGTTGCGCACCACCCTCTCGCTCTGATGATCTTCGTTGATGTCGACCGTCCCTTGCAAGAAGGGATCTTTCCGAAAGACTCGGAGGAAGGAAGCATCACGCTCGAGGTGCTGCAGTTGGCTTATACGAAGGCGGAAAAGGTCGCTTCGGATCTTGAGGAAGGCTTGGTGCGGTTCCGAAGCAAATCCATTGATGACTACTTGGCAGCGCCGCCCCTGGCTGGTTTGCCCACGAACAGGGCACCGTAAACAAAAGGGGAACCCTCTCGCGCGAGCGCAGAGGGTCGAACCCTACCGGGGGGCGCGCGGCATCACGGCCAGATCGATGTATGGGCCGTCTGCGCCCTTGTTTGTCAGGTGAATCGACCAGGACAGCCGGCCGTGCGGCTTCTTGGTGATGTGGCTGTCGGTCAGCAGATGGTCGAACTCGTGGTGCGTGTAGACGCCCAGCACCGCCGCCTTCATCTCATCGACCATGGGCGCCGGCTCACCAGCCTCAGCCGTCCAGGGCACCGCGACCAGGTCGAAGTCGCGCGCCATGCTGCCGTGCACCGCCAGGGCGTAGCCGTGCTTGCGAGCGATAACCAGCAGCGCCGGGTACAGCACTGCGTACATGGGCGGCGGTGCCATCACGGCAGAAGCCTCGCGCGGCAGGAAGCGTATGCCGCACTCATCGTCTCCACTTCGTTCAGGGCGTCTGCAAGGCGTCCAGCAGCAGCTTTCGAAAGTACCCCACTGGCCGAGCTGGGGTCTGCTGCACCAGCTTCGGTGGTGGCGGCTGCTCCACCTGCGGCGCTTCCACCACCGCCCCCGGCATCACTGGTGCAGTTTTGCACCCGGACACGCACAGGAGCAGCGCGCTGCAGCTTGTCGTCAGCGCCAATTTGAGCCACAGCTTTTCCATCGGTCTTCTCCTGCGCTTCAGCGCGTTTGTTGAGCTCCGCCTGCTTGGCGTCGCGTTCGGCGGTGCGGGTCTTCAGCAGCGCGGCCGCTGCGAGGTTTTGCTGCACGATGGCGGTGCTCTGGGTGGCCAGCGCGAACGACGTGGCTTTCAGCTGTGTGCGGTAGCCCCACGTTGCCAGGCCCATCACCACGACCAGTACGGTGAGGACGTAGAGCGCTGCGGTCTTGAGGTCTGGCATCACAGCACCTCGCTGCAGGTCTGGGCTTCGTCGGCCCTGCGATTGGCCAAGCCCTGCACGAACTTGTACCGGGGCGAGCCGTCCGCGTTCTTCCCTTCGCGCACGAAAGACCAGACCACCCGACCGTCATCACCGCGCGCGATGCGCTGGCAGCCGCGATGCCATTCGCCTCGGTTCCACGCCGCCATCGCGCCACTGCCGCACGTTGCGGGCGCGCCGTTGTTCCACGCATGCGAAGACGCCATGTCGAAGACCATCTGCGGCGGCGGGAGCTTGAAGCACAGCGCCAGGCGCTGCTGCACTCCGGCCACCGCCGTGCGCTCCTCCGCCTCACACTTCTCCTCGCTCCAGCGCTCGCCCACGATGATCGGCGTCGAGGTGACATGCCGGGTCAACCCGTTGCAGACGGTGGGCAGCCCGCCTGCCACCTTGTCGGCATAGACCACGAGCACGCGGGTCTTGCCGCTCTCCCACTTCTGCAGGAAGCCCATGAGGAACGGACTCGCAGCGACAAGCGTCGCTCCGGCTACGACGATGGTGTGAACGACCTTCGATTTCTCACTCATGGAGCTTCCTTTGCAGCACGATGCGGGCGTAGAGACCCGCGAGACTCAGGCCCACAGCGAGCACCTGCAGCGATACCTTGACCCAGAAGCTGAACGGCCCGTTGCTGGCGAGATCGACGATGAACGCTGCCACCTGAACAGCAGCGGCGAGCCACCAGAGGCGTGCGCTCCACGCCTTGCGGAGCACTGTGTGCCAGTCGTCGATCAGCTTCATGGCGTCCGGCGCGCCGCAGGCGGTGCGTTGGTCGTGCCGTAGCCCGGTTGCAACGATTTGAGGTTGCGCATCTCGCCCTCGATGTTTTCCATGCGGAAACGGAGCAGCGCTTGTTCGCCCGCAAGGGTCGTGACCTGGGTGTTCCCCGCCTTCACCGTGATCTGCAGCTCGCCCACATCACGAACGAGCTGGTTCACGTTGAAGTACATGCTGACCAAGGTGAAGCCCACAGTGATCAGGCCGGTGAGCACCCAAGGCAGCGGGATGCGCAGATCGATGATCCGCGTCGTGCGTTCGGTATTTGGTTCTTCGCTCATCGCTCGACGATCCTCAAGAAAATGGACCGGTCATCGATCCGTGGCGGGGTGTTGGTGGTCGTGATCCGGCACGTCACGCGCAGCTTGTTCGGGCCTTCGATGGGCTTCGTGCCGCCGGTCAGCCACACCGTGGCGGTGGTGGCGTCGTTCGACTGGTTTACGACCGTCAGCGACGGGTCCACGATGAACTCCACGGATGCGATCGCGTCGCCGGGGTTCAGCGAGAGCCAGGCCGCCCAGTCGAAGGAATAGTCGAGCTGCGCGTCGGTGTCGCGGTCGATGACGTAGTCGCCCTTCGAGTCGACAACGTAGGTGGTGGGCTTCGGAGTGGCCATGCTGGTCTTTCAGTCGGTGAAGGCGATCCGGCGCTGCTCGCCGGCCAGGACCACGGTGCGCAGCTCACCGACGGCCGCTACGCGTCGGGCCTCCGCGGCGATCGCGGCGCGCCGCACCTCCGCAGCGACCAGGTGGGTGCGCTCGTTGCGCTCGAAAGCTGCGGGGCGCGCAACACGCGCGACCTGTTCGAACGGCGCCAGCTGTTGCGCGGCCGAGATCTCTTTCAGGAGGCCTGCCGTAGCCTCTTGGGCGAAGTCCGCGAGCTGCTGCACGGCAGCCAGTTGGAGGCCCGGCGACAGTGCCGCGGTCTGCGAGAACGCACCGAGCGCCTGGCTCGCAGCGATGCCAAGCACCGGCCCGCCCGCTGCGGCTTGGGCGAAGTCCAGCATCTGCTGAGTGGCCTGCACAGCCGCCACAGCCTGCGCGGTCGTCGCATTGAGGAACGCGCCCAGTTGTTGCGCAGCAGAAGCGCTGCTGCGGGTCGCAGTGGACGCGGCCTGATCGAAGGGTGCGAGAGTCTGCGCGGCGGCCAGATCGGCCACTCCCAAGTGCTCGACCGCAGCAGTCTGGGCAAACGTAGCAAGTGTCTGTGCAGCAGCCGCACTGACGGTCTCGGCCGCAGCCGCAGCTTGCGAGAAGGATGCCAGCGTCTGCGCCGCAGCAGCGCTGAGCGTAGAACCAGCTACCCCGCGTGCGCTGCTGCCAAGTGGGAACGTACCGAGTGGGCGCGCGCCGAGCACTTAGAACACCTCAAGCCGTGAGGCGTACACGACCGCGAATGCACCAGTGCCTTGGCTGTTGACGCCAATACCGATTTCATCGGGCGCGAACGATGCAATGGTGAACGCTCCTGCGTCATGCCAGATGGCGCCATCCAGCGTCCAAGAAAAATTCCACTGCGTGCCGGTATAGCGCACCGCGAAGGCGACCGGGCTCGTTTTGGGGGAGTAGATCGGAAAGGACACCACCGTTGACCCGAACGTCGTTGGATTGGTCCAGACGAAAGCACCGCCTGCCGAAGCGGCATTGGGCTGCCACTGCAGGACCACGAACTTCCCGGTTGAAGATTCGCGCAGAACCAAGCCAAGCCCCTGATTCGAAGGCGGTGCGCCACTCCCACGAAATAACCCATAGGCCGTGAGCTTCACGGTGTTGCCCGCAGCGATGGCCGCTGCCTTCTTGAGGATGTTCCAGCTGTCACCGGTCACGCCAGAACTTACAACTGTGACCCGGTTCTCGACTTCAGTGACAGTGGCCGCGCCCTGATTGACCCATGCATAGTCAGCCACCGCGATATTCGGAGGCGGGGCGATGGAAGCCAAGCGCGACGCGATGAGCCCAACGCCGACGCGGCGCGTGCCAGCGCTCCAATTGACTGCGGCATTCCCGTTGCTGCTCGCGGTGACTCTGGTGCGCGCCAAAACGCCACCCGTTCCCCACGTGTAGATGCCCGCTTCCCAACCTCCGTTGGGTACGCCATTCGCATCGACGCTTTCAATGAAGCATTCCACGGTGTCGCCGTTTGCGCACACCGAAGAGAACGCACGGTAGCCTGTGATTGCGCCCGCCAGCGTGTACGAGCCAGGGCCCGTGGTCGTGCTGGTCTCGTAGACCCGATCAGCGACTACCAGCGCCATTTATGCCCCCGGTGCCGTGATCGTCCAGGACGTGATCTGCACGGTCTGCCCGCTCGCCACGCTGGTGTTGTCGATCGTCATGTCGCCGCCGCCACCGGTTGCCGTCACGGTGCCCTGCATGTGCGTGACGGTGCCAGCGCTGTCCTTGAAGCGGTAGTGCGCAGCCGTGCCCGTACCGCTGGCGACCGCGCTCTTGGGCAGGCCGGTGAAAGTCTTTACGCCCGCGGAGGCAGCCGATGCCCAGTCAGCATCGAGGGTGATCTCGGCGAGTAGCGTGCCGCTGTCGGCTGCCGCACAGTTGGCCGGCTGCGCGCCGCTGCGAATCTGCACCTTCGGCGCGGTGCCGGCGGTGGTCTCGATCTGGTCGAGCAGCGCGTTGCGCAGCGTGGTTCCGAGTTGAATGGTCATGGGGGCGGCTCCAAAGATGCCCGCCATGGTGTCGGCGCCCTCGCCCAGCGTCGAACCTTACTGGGGTGCCGTCTAAACTGTCCGCTTTCCAACGGGGAGGCTCATGCGCTACTTACTGGTCATCAGCAGCATCCAGAACTGCACGAACTTCGGCGATGTGCCAGAGTCGGCCGTCGCAGCGATCAACGCGCTGCTTCGAGCTCACAACTTGCCGCCACTCAAGGCGCTGCCGTACTTCGAGGAAGTCGACTTGGAGGAGGAGGAACAACCGGTGCTCTCAAGCCTGGTCTCGGCTCTGAAATTGGCGTCCGCAGCTGTGCACTTTCGGCCGAGCTCGCCAGTCAAGTTCGTGATCGCTCAAGCGGCGACGCCGTCGGCAACGCCCCTGAGGAGCTCGATCTCGACGTCGATCCGGTAAGACACACCGGCAACCCGGCCGCGGTGTCAAACCGAACTGCTGTCCTGTCCGCTGATAGACGACGAGGCGTTGATCGCATTGATGCCCGCGCTGGCCTGCGATGCGAGCATCTGCGTCCGGCGGCCTACGCCTCGACCCAGAGCACCGTTCCCGAGGCAAATGCGGTCGTGACTCCAGTCTTCAGTGGCATGCCGAGCACATAGCCATCGTAAGGAATCGACGGAGGCAAGGCCTTATAGGCGATGGCAAGCGGCAGCGACAGCGACACGGCCCTGTAGATGTCGTCAGGAGGCCCTCCGGCCAGCGTGAACCTTCTGTCCTGCTCCCAGATCACGTGCCACTTGTGATAGTTGGACTGCACTATGTCGCCCGGCTTGGATTTGGTGACGAAGACGCCATGCTCCATCAGGCGGTACTCTTCCGGCGTGAGCGCGAATGGCCCGGTGTTGGCTTCGGGCTTGGGAACGTCCTGCTGCATCTCGACTCCTTGGTTGTTGGTCCGCGGAGCGTAGCAAGGATCAGTTGGAGGTCGTGTCCGACCCGCTGATCGATGCGCTCGAGTTGATCGCATTGATGCCAGAGAGCGGAACTGGAGCCGATACACTCGCGCCACTTAAAACCGAGGAGAAGACATGGCAACAACAATGTGCCTCTTGAATGGACTGACGGCTCAGGACGCCATCGCCGCCCAACAAATCGTCGCGGGCGTCCCGGGCATTACTGGATGCTCGATCAGCAAGACGTCTCGGAATGACTTCTTCCTGTTCGCCGAGTTCGACTCCGCCAGGTCGCCGGCATCGATCCACTCCAGCATTCAATCCGCTTTCGGCCTGGCGAATCTGAGCATCGTGGTCGAGCCAGCGCTTCAGGTCGCCCCAATCACGCTGTCCTAGGTGAGCTGCACGTTGTCGGCCAACGACGACGTTTCAATGCCCTGCATCGGCGAGGGCGGTTGCTGGGGCACCGGCGGCAACGCGGGGCTGGTGTTCTCGCGCACGCCTGGGGTCCCGCTCACGTCAATCGCACCACCGGCTGATACCGGCGCGGTGGCGTCAAGGTTCGGATCGACGCCGACAGGGTTGGGAGCCTGATAGCCGGCAGCCTGCACCACGATGTCGGTGACTGGCGCGAGTGCCGGGTTCATGGCGATCGTCGCCGCGGTCTGGCCGCCGGAGTACAAGCCCTCGACGTTGATCTTGAAGGTCTCCGCCACGATCTTGCGCAGTTGGGCTTCGATGAGCTCAGGCGGAAAGCGGCGGTCGAGCTCGGCGAGCCGAAGATCGCGCGCGTCCTTCATCCGGGCTTCGTCGACAGCTTGTGCAATGCGCTGCTGCACCTGCTTCTCCATCTCGGCCGGCGGCACCTGGCGGCCCGCCTCGCGCACCTCCTTGATGATGTCCTCGCGCATGTCGCTCGGCAGATCCATGAGCGCGGTGAGGTACGGCGTGAGCACGCGCTGCAGCTCGGGCGGCGCGGCCTTGAACGACTCCGACATGGCCGACAGCTGCTGGCTGCGATAGCTCGAGGTGCTGGGCACGTCGTTGAGCGCCACCTTCAGCTTCGTGCGCTCTACGTCGTTGTCCAGGTAGTCGATGCCTGTGCCCTCATCGATCGCCGGCGCGTTGAGTCGAATCGTCTGCGGCTCGCGCAGCGGGTTGTCCTTGACTGTGACGGTCTCTTCCTTGCCGATCAGATCTTCGACCAGGAGCGCCAGCAGCAGGTCCCCGACCTCAGCCCGGCTCACCGCGAAGTTGTCATTGATGTTGGCCAGTCCTTGCGTGCTCTGCTCGACCTGGGTTGCCTCCTGCACGCCGGAATTGGCACCACCGCCCGAGCCTTGGAATGAAGGGGTGATGTTGCTCACCCGCGCGATCCCGGCCCGCGCGTCCTGCAGCATCTTCCAGTGCTGCTCGTTGAGTGCGAAGTCGCGCTCAACCTTGAACTCTGCGCCGGGCTCAGCCATGTGCTCTCGGCTGAGAATAATGTCCGCGTCGACTCGCGCCACCTGGCGACGGAATGCTGCATCCGTGCCCTCGACAGCGCCCTTCGTGCGCGTGGTCCGTACCGCGGATACGCCCCAGCGCAGCCGCGAGTTCATCGCGTTGATGTTGTCCTGCAGGTAGATCATCCCGCGCACCAGGCCGTAGGGCACGCCGGTGCGGTCTTCCCGATTTCCCCAGAACGGCACATAAGGGAATTTCTGGTGGCGGTACGGCGTCGGGCCATCATCGAGGCAGTGCGGCCCGAGCCAATAGCTACGGCGCATCTTGGGCACCACGGCCGATTCCGGCACCGTCGCGCCGATGGCCACGAGCTGCGCATGCACGGGATTTCGCTTATTGAATTCGACCACGCGGCCGTCGGGCGTCTTCAGGACCATGATGCGTTCCCAGCGCCGGTACCAGACCTCGAAGAGGCACGCGCGCTTGTGGGTGGTGTCCCGCCACTGCTGCTCCTCCACGCTCCAACCGCGCTCGGACAGCCACGCTCCCGTGAGTTCGGTCGACGCGCCGCCTTCCAGAGTTCCCAGGCCCTCGGCGTAGTTCGCCCAGCCGCTGCACACCTGCCCCACGATCGACTTTTTGCCAGGGAACATCAGCTTCACTTGTGAGCCCGCCGTCCACAGGCGGCGCACGAGCCAGCGCGCGTTCGATAGATCCGGGTCGACGCCATCGAGCATGTCCCACCAGATCTCATTGCGGTGAATGGCTTTGCAGCGATATGGAAACTGGAACGGGTTCGGATTGCGCGAGACTTCGACCCAACCGACACCGACCGACACCTGCGAGCGATACGCATCCGAGCAGGCTTGATCCGCCTTGCTGTGACGCTCGGCTTGGTTGAGCTTGTAGTTGAGCGCTTTGGCGACCTCGTCGCCGCCGTCGCCATCCGGCATCACGCGCCAATCTGCGCGCGACTTCGCTTCCAGCCCGCACACCGACTCGATGGCGGGTCCGATCACAGGCTCGATCGCCGGCGGCATACCGATTTCGCGCTGGCGCTGCACAACGTCAGTGCTCAACTGGTTCCCGTCGACATACTCCATCTCCTTGTCGGCGCGGGCGCGCCATGTCGGCTGCTCCTCCATCTCGCGAAAGATGCGGGTGAATTCGAGCAGCGTCAGGGCGCCGGTGTCTTCGTCGGTGTCCGGCTGGGGTCCATTGAGCTTGGTGGTGTCAGCGTACATGGTGGTTCTCTCTATCGCCAATCAGGCGGGTCCTGGCGCTCTTCGTAGCGAATGCTGGTGTCGGGGATGCCGGAGACGAAGGTCTGCGCGACGCTGTCGCCCTTGTCGGGGGAGCGTCCGATCTCCTGGCGAATTTCGTCCTTGTCGCGCATGAGCAGGGCTGCGAACTTGCCGAGCTGCACGACCTTGTAGCGAACGGCGCACAAGTCGACCAGCAGCTCCGGATCGGGCGGCAGCGAGATCGGGTCTTCGGCCGTGGGGTCGAGCGCCTCGCGCAGCTTCCAGTACATCTCGGCGCGCTTGTTTCGAAAGCGCAGCGTGCCGGCCTTGTCGGTCTGACCACTGGCCGCCGAGCCGACGACCGCCACACAGACGACGCCCAGGCCGCGCAATGAGTCGAGCGCAGCGCCGCCCACGCCGATCGCATCCACGCATACCGGTGCGCGGTCGCGCAGCAGCGGCGCGATGAAGCCAGCGGCGGCCGGGCCGTCCTTCGTAATGATGCCGGGCGCCTGCACCAGGTGATCGAACCACGTGTCATGCCGGCGCGCGGCCGTGCTCTTGTCGATGCCGCCGCGGGCCACGTCGAAGCCGATGGCGGTCATGCGGCCCTTCTTCTCTCGCGGCTTCCAACGGGCCTGGGCCGCCTTGACCCACTCGGTGGGAATGGCTTGCCACACGGGGTCGCTGCGGCCGGCCATGAAATCGCCGCGCAGCATCTGCGAGCGCAGCGGCTCCGGCAGCGCCTGCAGCGTGGCCTTGTAGCCGGTCAGGCTGAGGTAGAGGTTGTCGTCGACGCTCGAGCGGATGAACGTGCGGCTCTTCGGCGTCATGAGGTCGTCGCCAACCTTCACCGGCTCGGGCCCGGGAACCTCTTGATCCTTGCCGTCCTTGTCGGTGACGAACCACCGCAGCTCGCCTGGCTTGGCGGGGTTCGGATGCATCGGGTCGAGCCACGGCGCCCAGAAGCGGATGACCCATTCGCCCTCGCTGCTGGTCGGAGGGTTGCCGGCGGCGATCACGCGCTGACGCACCTTCGGGTTGTCGGTGCGCATCCATCCGATCAGCGTGCGGAACTGAAGCTCCAAGAAGTGGGTGATCTCGTCGAAGAGTTTGGCGTCGTGCGGGCGCCCCTGATACTTCATCCAGTCATCGGGGTCCTTCACCGAGCCCAGCTCAAGCACCCGATTGCCGGGCAGCCGCCAGACGCCGTCCTGGCTGTTGTATCCCTTCCGGGTGCCGAGGATCTTGGTGACGCGCTCCTCGATGCCGACGAGCTGCACAGCCTCGCGGCGGAACAAGATGCTGTGCTCCTGCTCGGTCAGTGCGGCGCCGATCAGCAGTTCGGTTTTGCCACCGCCGGCCTGGCCGCCGTAGAAGATGATGTCCGCCTTGCTGGCCAGCGCTTCCATCTGGGGCCCGATTTGCGGCATCCAGATCGGCAGGCCATCGGTGAGCAGCAGGTCGAGCTCGGCGCGCTCCTCCGCCGTCAAGTACTTCAGCGCGTCGGCGATGGCTGCCGGATCGGTGAGATCAGGCAGCACCGGGCGTCTCCGCGGTGCGCCGCTGCAGCGCGAGAGCCAGAAGCGACGCGGCACGGCTGGCGCGCTCGGCGTCGCTCAGCTTGCTCACGATGCCGCCTTCGTCTGGCTGGATCTTGTCGATGCCGTAGGCCTCGCGCTCGCCGCGCCGGATCTTCTCGTCGACCTCGGCCAGCTTCTTCAGCGATTCGATGCGCACTGGCAGCGCCAGGCCTGCGGCGGCGTCGATCTGGGTCACGGTCCCGGGCGGCGGCGGATCAACCTTCTGGTCCGGTGAGGCCGCGCCTTCGAGTTCGAGCAGCAGCGAGTCGCGGAGGGTCGACAACTTGCTCAGGCCGGCACGGTGCGCCATCTGAACCCGATACACGGCGTTCGCGTTGGCCTCGACCACGACAGATTCCGGTACGCGGTTCTTCTCGCGTACCTCGCTGCGTACCGCTTCCATGCGTACCAGCGCCTCGGCCTTCGCCTGAATCTTGGCATTGAGGTCTCGGGCCCATTCCTCCTTCTTCGCACGTTTTCGGATCGCGCCTTCCGAGACGTTTTGCTCTCCGGCGATCTGGCGCAGGCTCTTGATGCCGGCCCGGTAGTCGGCCTCGATGATCGACCAGTCGGGACTGGACTTTTCAGATTCAGGTACGCGCGCGTCTTGCATAGAGCCCGGATGATTCCGGGTGCGTACCATTGCTGCGAACCCTAATGGGGGTGCCATCGCGTCGTGCCTAGACTCGGTACATGCAATACGACGTGATCCCCACCGCCGACGGCGTTCCTCGCGACCAACTAGCTGCAGCGACCGGCAAGTTCAGGCTCGTGCTGGAGAGCACGCTGGGCGACTCCGCTCGATTCATGACGTGTTTTCTGGCCAATGCCAAACGCACCCGTGATGGACAAGCGGCGCTCACTTCGCAGGAGGTCATTGACGCTGACGCCTACTTGTCGGCATCCCTGGCTGCCGAGTCGGCAGCGAAGCAGGTGCTCAACCGCCAAGACGTGGGCTTCACGGTACGGCTCAGCCCGCCGAATCATTGAGAAAGCCGCCGTCTTGCCGATGGCTCGATCGCTCGCCGGCATGCTGCTGTTCGTCACAGCGTCCGCCTATGCGCGAGGTTGGCGGGGCGGAAGCGGGCATTTAATTCCGCTATGGCAGATCGGGCTCACTGTTGCCCTGCTGCTGATCGTTGCAGTGATCTGGCGGGCGCATGCTGGAAAGTTGATCGCCCTTGCATTGCTTGCCGTGCTGGCGCGTGAGTTGCTCAACGCATAGCCGGCTTATTCTTCATCACGGCTGCGGGCTGCCCCTGCTTTCATCGGCACCTTGATCCGAATGCACAGAGGTACAGGGTAAGGCGATCCAGTCCGCATGCGTGATGGTGCCGGTTGCCCCCGGCGGCTGCTCTTGCGGCAGCGGCTTGCGCCACGTGGGCGTGAAATTGCCGAATTGCGAAATTTCGCAATCTGATCAGGTCGAGGGGCACATGCGCCAGCCCGGCGTCACACGCGGGCGATCGCGCTTGGCCAGGCGCAACGCATACGCACAGGCCTGCAGCAGCTCGCCCGGACGGGCGACCATGCGGAGCACCGGCTGCTCGAATTTCGCTACGGCCACTTCCAGGAAGCCGGCAACGGTGTCCCGCACGTAAATGCAGGCGCGCGCGATGTGGTCGGTGACCGTCGCATAGGTGCTGGCGGCAGCCAGACACGCGGCGGCCGCGAAAGCCATGATGGTGTGGAACGGTCGGGAGTGGGACATGGGATTCCTCTGGGTGGTGCCGCGGCTACTGGCGTTGCCCTTGCCATGACGGGTGAGGTCCGCATGTTCCGGCGCCCTGCCCGCCCGACCAATCCCTACTGGGATGGAACTCCCGGTATCCTTCGCGAAAACAAACTGGAGGGTCCGCATGGACGAATGGCTTCTGGACTGGTTCGACGGAGATTGGCGCCTGATGCGTCAGCGCGCACGAGAGCTGTGGTGGTGCGGCTGGACCGCGGTGATGTTCGGCGCCGTGCCGTTTGTCCTCATGTGGAACATCGCCGATCTGCCTCGCGAGGCGCTGATTTTCGGATTGGTCAGTTCGATCCCTGCGTGGGCACCTGCCGCCGCGCTCATCCTGCTGTACGTCGGGTTGATGCTGGCCGTCTGCGGCTGGTACATCAGCCGCCTGGGCAAGCGCCTGCAGAATCAAATGTAGGGCGGCAGCCTCGTTTCACGCCCGGTCGAACACCACCCACATTCCAGCATCCATGCGGTGGGCCGGGCGATTCAGGGCGGTTTGAACACCACCCCAGCCCCCGGCTCTATCCCAGCGCCAGTTCGTCCTGGCGCGGGATGCCCTGCAGTTTGCGGATGACCTCATCCTGCTGCTCTCGCAGGCGGCGCTCCTCGTGAAGTTGGCGCCGGAGCTCAGCGACCGTATCCAGGATCTCGCGGCCGTTCTGGATGCCCGCCATTTCGGTGGCGCTGCCCGAGAGAAAGCGGCCGATGGCCCGCTCTTCCGCCGGGTGGAGGTCGATGCAGCAATCCCCCACCTCGAGCTTGCACATGCCGTTCGGCAGCTTCGTCACGCTGACCGCGCGCGCCGCGGGTAGCACCTCGATCGGCTCGAACACACCGTGCGAGATCCGGCGCAGGACGCCATCGCCGATCATCCTCTTCACGTGGTCATCGATCACCGCATAGCTGAAGTCGGTCGTCTCGCCCAGCACCTGGCGCGTGGCTGGGCGACCGGCGAGGTGCAGCTCCACGACCGTCTGCAGGATCCGCTCGCGCACGGACACCAGCGGCGCGTGGGGCGCGCGGGCCGGCATGGGGGGGATACCGTCAAGACCGGATTGCTCGGCGAGCTGGTTCAATCGATCCTCCCCGTCAGATCCGCGGTTCCGCGCGGTGGCTGGGCCAGTTGCAGGGCACGATCGTGGCGTCTTCGCGTAGCCGATCGAACGCCGCATCGCCGAGCACTGGCTTCAGGTCCTTGACCGCGAGGTTCGAGATCACGACCGTCGGCAGTTCCTTTCGGTACCGGAGGTCGATGACGTCAAACAGCTGCACCATCTCGGCGTCCGATCCGAAGCCGATGCCGGCCTCATCAATGACGAGAAGACTCATGCTGGCCAGTTTCTCCAGCGTTTCGAGTTCCTGCTGGTGTGAGTCGCGCGCGCCCCATCCCGCCCGTAGCAGGCGGACGATGGCGCGGCCACTGTGGATCGCCGCCCAGGCCTTCTGCTCGCAGATCACGTGATTCACCATGGCGCTGCCTAAGTGGGTCTTCCCGGTGCCAGGCGGGCCGACGAGCCATAGGCCGCCGCTGCCTCCCGTTGCAAGGCCATCAACGAAACCGCGACACGCCGTGCGAGCAGCGACCTGCTTCGGTGAGGTGGCGCTGAAGTTCTCGAAGGTCGCTTTGATGAACCGCGGCTCGAGCCCGCTTTCCGCCATACGGGCGTTTTGTCGCTCAAGCGCGCGGCGGTTTTTTTCCGCGCGCTCTGCCTCGGCCGCCTGCTCGTCGCGCTGTGCTTGGCAGGCGAAGCAGCCAGTCCAGCGAGTGCCGAAAACAAGCTTGGCGGTGTAGGTCCCATGCTCCGGGCAAACGGCATCGCGCGTGGCGCCGCTCTGAGTGCCGTCAGGTGATTGTTTTTCCATCGAAATCCTCTTCGTAGTTGCGTTGATCGGTGCCGCGGTGGGCGAAGGCTCGGCCCGAGTCCGGCCGAGAGCTTTTGGGTGGCGGGTACAGGCCCTGGTACCCGGACGCAATGGCGTGCTGGATCACCGCAGCTGGGCTGTGGCCAAGGCTGCGGAGCTTGTCCAAGGACTGAATCTGCAGGCGAGCGGCGTCAGCTGTGATGGGCTTCTTGCGCCCCTTGCGATCACGGACCCACATCGCCCAGTCTTCACGACCGAGCCATGCCGGCAACTCGATTTCGCCGGCATCGAACCCGGCGGCTTTTGACCGCTTCGGCGTTTCGCCGATCTGAGCCGTCAGGTCGAAATCGTTCTTGTCGACACGTTGTTGCTTAATTGATGCTTCAGTTGATGCTTCTTGATGCTTAGGGTGCGGCATTTGCACCATAGGAGGCGGCATCTGCACCTGTTCAGGTGCGGCATCTGCACCTGAGGAGGCGGCATCTGCACCTGTGGAGCTCTCGACAGGTGCGGCATCTGCCTCTTTCGGCAGGCCGAAGGGTGCGGCATTTGCACCTGTTGCCGGATCGAAAGGTGCGGCATTTGCCTGTGTCATCGCCAGTTTTCGAGCGGCCGTCCGGGTTGAAATCAGCTTTTCAGACGGCTCGAAAAGCGCAGGCGTGACGGTATAGACGTGGTTGCGGCGGCTTCTATCCACCGCGATCGCTCGACAGTGCTCGAGCTGCTTGAGGGCTTCCATCACGGACCTGCGTGACGCGCACGTGTGTTGCTCCAGGTCTTCCAGAGACGGCCAGCACCGCCCGAGCTCATCAGCGCGGTCCGCCAGGGCCAGCAGCACGCATTTCGCGGTCAGTGGCACCTGGATCGGCCTGCAGGCGGTCAAGATCAGATTGCTCACTCGGCCTTTTCCTGCCGCCGAGTCAGTGCATCGCGGTGCGCGGCACGCAGGGCGCGGATCACGGCGTTGATGTTCTGAGGGCGTATCGCCACGAGGTTGGACTGCCCCTCGCTGGTCTGTGCGATGACGATGGAACCCTCCGACGCTGCGTAGATGTCGATCGAGTCTTGTTGGTCCACAGCGATCATTTCTTGCTCCATGCCCGTTGCTCTCGGGCCATTTCAATGAGGGCGGCCGGCAGCGAGCGCCGGCGCAGCAGGTGGTAGGCGAAGTGCGCCGCGTAGGTGATGGGGTTCATGTGCGTCCACGGCCTTCCAGCAGCTGGCGCATCAGCTTGTTCTCGGCCAGCGCCTGATCGCGCGCACGCTCGGCGGCTTCCGCGCGGCGTTCCGCCTCAGTCTTGATGACGACCAGCGTGCAGCCGACCTGGTAGGCCTGCCATTCGAGGTAGATCTTGTTGCCCACCACGCGCGTGAACTCGCGGATCAGATCGCCCTGCAGCGTGGCCTTGCCCTTCTTGATGTTGGAGAAGTAGCCGGCATCGATGCCGAGGGCGAGATAGATCTCCTTGTCCTCCAGGCCAGACGTGTCGCACGCAAGCGTGAAGGCGGCCGCCGCGGTCTTCTTGCCGCGGATCAGTTCGATCGGCACCACGACGCGCTGCGGCTCTCGCGCCAGCGGCAATTCGGTTTGGTCCACAACGGTGCTCATGCTTTTTGAAGCTGGTTGAGTACCCTGTTTGGGCAAATTTTTTTGACACTGGAGGGCATGAGCACACCCCCCTTCGAGCCGCGCCACGAGCCGGTCCTCGCCCTGCCCCATCCTTCTGGAACGATCGTCCACGAGTCGAGTTGCTTGCGCACGAGCTCGAACATCGACGCCGACGGCTTCGCAGTCACCGCACTGGACAGTGGGCATCTGCAGATGGCCGTGCGTGATCGCGAGCTGCAGATCCGATTTCGGGCCTTCAGCAGCAAGCGCATGTCGACACGGTTGCCGACGGCGCGACCGCGGCGCCCGGGAACGAAGTGATGAGCGCGGTTCACGGCGTCGCGCCTCCGCCGAGCACCGGCGAGGACTGGTGCGGGATGACGACGGCCACCTCGGGCTCTGGCGGATCGCAGGGCTCGCGCAGCGTGCTCGCCCGCTGGGCCGCGTCGTGCAGGTCACGTCCATCCTGCGCCGCGCGCAGCCAACGAATCCAGGCGGAATTCAATCGCTCGACGCGGCGCTCGCCAATCTTGGCCACCGCCGGCGGCTTGGGATCGAGGTATCGATACGAGGCCATGTCAGGTCCATCCCTCGATCTGCGCGCGCCGCGCGCGGGCCAGGTGCTCGGCCAGCTTCTGAATCTGGCTCCAGTCGTCGAGATTGAGGGCTTGATTGCGAGCCGCTGCCGTCAACTGTTCGATGACGAAGATGGCCGCGCCGTGCTCCGGCTCGATGCTGCCGCTGCTTGGCGCAATGGAAGCAGCAGCGCTGATGGTCGTCGGGTAGATCGCGCTCACAGTGATCGGCACCACGATCGTGATCCCGCTGCGCAGCGTCAGGCTCTCGCCTGGAAGAAGTTCAATGGTGCGGGACATGGGTCAACCGCCAATCGTCTCTACGGGACTCGGTGCGCGCGCCCGCACGATTCGCTGCTGAATCGCACGATCAGTCAGCGGCATGTCATCCAGCGTCAACGGCGGGCACAGAGCCACCAGGCAATCGGCGAGACCGAGCTCGATGCGTTTGCCGCCGTAGACCACCTGATGAAGGGTGCCGCGCGTGGTGCCGGCTTGTTGAGCGAGGGCTTCGCGGGCCGCCACCGACAAGCCGAGGTAGTGAATTTTGAAACGTTCCATCCTCGCAGAGTACCCTAGGGTATTGTCCAAATCAATACCCACAGGGCATTTACCCACAGGTAGTGCCCTGAAAGAATCTGACGATGGATAAATTCGAACGCTGGCGGACCCTACTCGAGAGGATTCGCGATGTCTTTTGCAATGGCAACCGCGCCGAACTGGCTCGTCGCATCGGCAAAGATGCGTCCTACGTGAATCGGCTCTTTTATCCCCCAACGAAGATCGGGGCGAAGCGCATCGGGCCCGAAATCATGGAGGCATGCTCCCGATCTTTTCCTCTCCCAATTGGCTTCTGGGAAATGAATCCCAAGGAAGTTTTCCCACACGGCGCACCAGAGGGATGGAGCGTCACCAGCATGGCTCCAATGAGTTCGCAAAGCGGCGACCGCGCTGAGACAAATGAGCCCGTGACCAGCCCGCTGGCCAGGATCGACTTCTCGAAGATCCGCAGATTGCACCGAGACGAGATCCTACGGTTAGAAGGCGCTTGGATTGAAGCTGCAGGGCGCCTTGGCATCGATGTGCTGGCGGCATCGAAGAAAAGACAAATACCCATGGGTATTGACTTGAAATAATACCCCGAGGTATTCTCGCCCCAACAGCCCACCCCGGGCTCATGGAGCGATAGATGCCTAGCAGCGTTTCAACAGCCACCCGTCCCGCCCCTACCGTTTCGGCGCGCCGCGCGCCTCTGCCGATCACCGTTGATTGCTTGCCCGAAGGCGCACGCGCCCTCGTCATCAGCATCGACGACGACACCGTGCAGTTCGTTGGCCGCCCACTCGTCATGGGCGAGTCCGTGCTGAACATCCAGCGCGACCTGCTCCGGCACCTGAACGAAAAGCCGCTCTCGACCGAATGGCTGGAGCAGCTGCGCGACTACTGCGACAGCCGGCTGGCTGCACGTGCCGAGGCCCGCGCGACCGGACGGATCGTCACGCCCAACCCGCGCGCCAACTGGGACATGACTTCCATCGCTGCGCTGCGAGGTGAATGAAGTGACTACAGCAGCGATTCACAGACCCGCCGCGGCTCGCTCACCTGCTGCGAAGCGGCGGGCGGCGCAATACCCTTCGGCGAAGGACTCCGACCGCGTCACGCAGAACGCCGATGGCGAGTGGATGCTCGACGGCGAAATCGTCCGCTGCAGCCTCGGCGGTCACGAGGGAAAGGCGCGCCACCTGTTGTTCGTGAAGCAGCTTCAGGAAGCCGATGCTGCTGGCCGCGAGCGGATGCTGAAGGAGTGGGGAGCATGAGCACAGCAGCACTGCTCGAGCGCCCAGCGGCGCGCCAAGCCCATGCCGCCGAATCCGCGCTGGCTCTATTGGACAAGCACATGGAAGGCGTGCAGATCGTGCAGTCATCCTCGGCCGCACTACCAGGCGAAATCGAAGCCGGCGATCTGCTGCGCATCGACTTCGACCAGCACTGCTTCGGTTGCGATGGCGTCTACCTACTGAGGACGCAGAATGGCTGGACCGGCGTGCGCCGCATCACCAGCACGGTGCGCGGCCCCCTCATCGAGGAACGCCAACGCCGCACGCCTTTGGGCAGTAACGTGCAAATCCTCGGTCGCGTGCTTCAGGTCTACGCACCCAGGCAGTCTTGCTTTGCCGAGGCGTTCACCCAATGAACGCCTCGATGAATATCCCAGAGCTGCGGCCGATCATCGAATGCGCCCTCAGCATGCCCGCCGAAGACTTTGAACATGAACCCGCCGTCTTGGCGGTGCAGTTGGCGATTCAACTCGACGCCATCGGCGACGGCATCCCCCCGTCCAATCGCGAGGCTCTCGCGCGCGTTGCCGCCTGTCTGCTCATGGACTGGGCAGAGGGTGAACAGGGAGACGGTGCAGGCGTATTGCGCACGCTGCTGTCGTCGATGGAGACCAACTTCGCGGCCCACAGCGCCAAGGAGCATCGCTGATGCAGTCGAACGCGATCCCACTCGACGTGCTGATCAGCGCGCAGACCGCGCTCGACCTGGTCAGCAGCTCGGCCGACGTGGCGCCACTGCTGCGCATGAAGTGCGCCGAGCAGGTCGGCATGCTGCGGCACTACACGAAGGTCGCGCTCAGCGGCCAGGTTGTGGCCATCGAGCAGCGGGGAGACGCCTCGTGATCGCGCTCGCCCTGCTCTACCGCGGCGGCCAATTCGCATGCCGCGCGCTGGTCGACGGCGCGCTGTTCATCCTCTTCCTGTTCGGACTACTGCTCGCGGCCGTGTGGAGGTGGGCGTGATCGGGTCAGGTCTTGGGTCTGGGTTTGCGGCGGATCAACTTCCTGGCGGGCGCTTCAGCGACGGGCTCAGCATCTTCCTTGACGCCCTCCGAATACACCATCATCTGTGGCTTGCCCATCTCACGATAGATACGCGCCACTTCCATCGCCTCCTGCGCGCGACGCGAACTCGACTCCATGTCGGGCGTGATGATGTGCGTGTGCATCTCATGAGGCTTGAATCCGCCGGCCTTCTTGATGCCAGCCAGATGCTCATGGATCTCGGACCAGGAGATCGGATACCCATTCGTGTCCAAGATGACGTAAAGCATTGTCGAGCGCTTGTACGTATCCAGGCGGTGTTGCTCGGCCTCAAGGCGAAGGGCTGCGTTCTCCTGCCGCTCCTTCTCAAGCTGTTCACGCAACCGCTGTTCGGCAGGCGGGAGATCGGCCAAGCTCGTGATCATGCGATCGAACAACTCGCTCTCCAAAGTGCGTCCGCTTTTCTTGGCGGCCTTCCTGAGGCGCTCGAGCGTTTCGGCAGGGAGTTGCAGTCCGGTCGACCCGTCGATCGAAGCTTGCAATCGCGACACCACTTCGGCATTCAGGCTGCGACTGTTTGCGGCAGCACTCTTTTCCAGTTCTTCACGAAGTTCAGGCGGCATCCGGACGGGGTACGGAGGCTGTTGTTTTGGTTCCATCCCCCAATCATCGATTCTTTTTGATCCTTTACAAAAGAATCTAGTTGACTCTGTTCAATGACTCTTTCAGAATCTACAAATGGCCACTGAGCAAACACCTCCAACCCCTGTTCGTCTCCCCGACGATTTGAAGAAGGACCTCAAGGCTGCGGCCGAGGCAAACGACCGCAGTCTCAACGGCGAAATCGTCAATCGCCTGCGCTCGACCTTCAAGGGCAAACGCAGCAGGCAACCTAGCGCGAATCCCCCCTCCCCTGATACCTTAGAAGAACGGTCCGACGAGCGGCAACGCACTGCCAAGTTCGTGCCCGATGTCAAGTAAAGCGCTTTAGCAGACGCCATCGCCCCGATCAACCAAAGTTCGCAACCATCAAAAAAGGAACCCGTGACCAACATCGTCAAGATCAACAACACCGACCTGCAGGTGCTTGAGTTTCACGGCCAGCGCGTCGTGACACTGGCGCAGGCAGATGAGGTCCACAGGCGCCCCAAGGGCACCGCACGCCGGAACTTCAACGCGAACAAAGCTCGCCTCATCGACGGCGAAGACTACTTCGTGCGAAATTCGTCCGAAGCCCACGCCGAGTTCGGCATCATCGCGCCCAACGGGCTGACATTGCTCGCGGAATCGGGCTACCTGATGCTGGTGAAATCCTTCACGGATGACCTCGCCTGGGACGTACAGCGCAAGCTGGTCAACAGCTACTTCCGCAACAAGTCCGAGGTGCCGCGAATCGCCTACGCCGTCGGTAGCCGTGACACTTTGACCAAGGCCGAACAGGACGAACTCCGGTTCATCCTGAACGCCGGCGCAGAGGCGCTGCCGCTGAAGCAGCGCGGCCCATTCCTGATGAAGGGATGGAGCAAGCTCAAGGCGCATTTCAAGGTGCCGTACCGCGAGATCCCGCGCAGCGAATTCAGCGAAGCTCTGTCGATCGCAACGCGCCACGCGGCCGAACCGACAGCTGTTGCGCTGCCCGCGCCAGCGAGCGAAGGAACTGCGCTGCAACAGGCGCTCGACAGCATGCACCTCATGGCCGGATCGGTTGCCGACCTGGCCGCCGCGATGGTGAACCTCACCAACGAGCGCACAGCGGAGGCTCGCGGATCTCCGCCGCGGCGCTCCAGAAAAGTTGAAGCCGAAACGCTTGGACCCGTTTCGGCTTCTGCGAAAAACCACCCCGTCAAGGATAGGACTTCACATGTCGAAGGTTAGCACGCGCCCACAAAAAGTGGCAACACCTGTCACCGCCGCCGTTACTGCTGTCACCGCAGCGAGCCCCAGCGAGCAGTCAGACACTCTGCCCGAAGAGTGGCGCACCGCCGCCATCGAATCGCGCGACGCCGTGTCACGCTTGGTCTTCGAAGCCAAGGTTCTCGACGAAGAAGAACGCGACGATGCATGCGGGATGGCCAAGCGGCTGATGAGCGTGGCCGTTGCAGAGTTCAATGAAACCTCGACCGACGCAACCAAGAACGAGTTTGAGGCCGCGGCTTTCAATACCGAAGCGCTGATCTACGGCGCGCTCGATATCTCCGCGGACAAGGTGGGGCCCAAAGCGGAAGCGAACCTACGTCACGCGCTTCTCATCCTCGACAGACTGACAGACCACCTCGTCGGCGGTTTTGAGGTGCATCGCGTCTTCGATGCAATCAGATCCGCCCCAGTGCCGGTCGCCCCCCGCCGCAAGCCATTCAATGGTCACTCTAACAAGCAGGTTGACCTCGTCTTGAACGACATCGCAACCCATGCGAACACTCTTCGTCACTTCGTGCGCAATGTCGGAGAAGGCCAAGAAGAGACCGCCTTCGAGCTCGTTGCGATGGGCTTGCAGATCATTGGCGCCGCCGCAGATCAGTTGGCCGGCATGACAGCCATTGGTGGCCCGTGCGAATGGCTAGTGGGGGATGTCTTCTACGAGGCTGGAAAGGCGGTGTCAGCATGAACGCCCTCGTCGCCAAAGGCGCCCGGACCTTTTCCAACGCCGTGAAACCCACCATCGAGCGTGAACAGTTGTCCGCCACCAAGCTGCAGCGCGCCTGCACCCGTTTGAATCAGGCCATCGCGTTGCTTGACCTTCTGGCGAATTGTGATGACAACCAAGCCTGCTGGGGCGCCAGCCGCCTTCTCGATATGGCGGCGGAGCAACTCGCAAGGGCGATCAATTCCGAAGACTCCGAACTCGCCGTAGACGGCCGCGCCATTTTGTTCGAGGCGTTGACGATCATGGCCATGATTGCCGACTCGGATGCGGCCCTCCCCATCGCAGGGGTGATCACGCTCGCAGGTCTGGTGCGGGACGAACTGAACGGCATGTTGCCGGCGACGTCGTGAGTGACCAGCCAACGTTCACCTTCGGGCCTCGAAGCGCTGACGCCATTGCCGCGGCGCTCGCGAGCGTTGCACGCTGGGGCGGTAACAAGAAGCTCCACGATGCGGTAACGCTTGTTCTCGAGAGCTACGTGGAACTGCTTGAAGCCGCGAAGCCCGCGCCCGGAATGCACCTCGTTGGCTGGCTGTTGAAGTGGGATGGCTGGCAAGAGACCGCTTTGCTCGAAGAAGACGAGGATCCACGCACCAAGGCCTGGGGCGATGAACCGCCGGTCGAGATCATCGACCTGTACGCATACCTCCAGAATGCGCCGAAGCCGCCACCTCGGAAGATCGCCGGCCGGGTCACGCTGCGCCAGGACTGGGAAGGCGTACCGCGCGGCAGCTCTCTCGCCAACCTGCGAGACCTCGGAGAGAAATGGCTGTGCGACTGGCCCACGCCGGGCGGCACGATCAGCGACCTGGAGGTGCCGAAAAGCCTCTGCACTGAGCCGAAAGGCGAATCTTGAGCGCCGAGCCCCAAATCCAGGCACGCGGACTGATCCTCGACGACGACGAGCTGCAGCGGATTACCGGCTATCGGAAGCCCGCATCGCAGGCCCGCTTTCTCGAGGGTATGCGGGTGGCGTACCAAAGACGGAAGGACGGCTCGCTGGTAGTGGGGCGGGCGGCGATGGAACGCGCCCTGCTCGGCGATCAGGATGGCGACGTCGACGACGGCGTGGCCGATGGAATCAACTGGAAGGTGAAGTGATGTCCCGCCCGCGTGATCGCGAATCGAATAAGGGCCTTCTGCCCCGCATGGAAGCGCGCCCTTTGAAGGCTGGAGGCTTCTCATACCGCTATCACCCGCTCGGTGAGAAGCCGATCGCTCTCGGCCGAGACCTGCAGGCCGCCCTCCAGCAGGTTCTCGACATGAACGGCCGATCGAGCGATCGCGGCACCGTGGGCCGGCTGTGGCGCCTCTACCAGGAACCCCCCGAGTTCAAGCGCTTGGCCGAGACCACAAAGGTCCAGTACCGGGACAACTGGAAGAAGCTCGCAGAGCGGTTTGAGAAGACCGCCGCCGGAGCGATCCGGCCACCGCACATCGCTCGATATCTGCGCAAGGAGCGCGCCTCGGCGCCTATCGTGGCGAATCGGGAGGTGGCGCTACTGTCCAACCTGTTCAACCTGGCGGTGGAGCTGGGCGAGATCGAGCGGAATCCATGCAAAGAGGTCCGACGCAACCGCGAGACCCCGCGAGACCGGCTGGTCGAAAAATCCGAATTGGCGCCATTCGTTGCTTGGGCGCTACAACAAGGCCCGAGCGCAGTGGTGCTGGTCAGCATGGCCCAGTTCGCCGCGCTGGCGGGCAACCGGCGAGCCGAGTTCCTGAAGCTGCACTGGCCCCAGGTTGACGACGAGGTGGTGCGCCTCCAGCGCGCGAAGCAGCACGGCGGCACCACGAAGCGTGAGCTGGTGGGCGTGAGCGATTCGCTGAAGGAGGTCTTAGACCGAATGCGGGCTGCTGAAGGCTTTTCGCCGATGGGCGCCGTATTCCGCGCACCGCGCACCGGCAATCCATATACGGAAGCCGGATTTAAAGCGATGTGGGGTCGGCTGATGAAGAAGGCAATTCAGGAAAAGATCGTTGAAACGCGGTTCACGTTTCACGATCTGCGCGGTCACTACACGACCTATTTCAAATTGAAGTTCGGTGCGCTGCCCGAATTGCATGCCGACGCAAAGACAACTGCAGCGGTATATGAGCGGAGCCGCGAGGTGCGACGTTCGGCTCTCTGA